CTTGCTGCCCCGGATAGCACGAATGCGATCTGCCAAGTCAAAAACACCGGCAACCTCGCCGCCAAAGCTGTCGATCTCGAGCGCGACTGCGCGCACGGCCGGATCATTGCCCGCTGCATCGATCTGGCCAGCGATGCCCTCATAGCTGGTCTGGCCCGACGACTGCCCGATCCAGCCGCCGCGGTGAATGAGCACGCCGGAGATTTCGATCACGGCGATGCCGTTTACAACCGGGTAGGGCGCATCACCATATTGGCGCAGTCTCTCAGGCAGGCCACCGGCGAGAATGCTGGCGCGGGCGGGCAGGGCAGTGGTGCCATCCAGCGCGCAATCGTATCCGGCCATCTCGAGCTGCCGGCCAAGGATGCGCGGCCCAAGTCCGGACAGAAACGCCATGGCTTTGGAGGGCTCAACAAGCAGCGGCGTGTTGAACGCGCGTGCGGCAATGCGGGCATGGATCATCAGGGCTGGTCCTCGTTAATAACCGCACGCTCAGTCGCGTTGTCGGATGTGCCATCTTCGTCATCACTGTTGTCGCCAGGCACCGCATCAACACCCTGCGCAGGTGAACCCGGGCGACGGAAATCAAGACCCATCGCGCGCTCACGTTCGCGCTCCGCCGCAATCTCCCGATCCACCTGTTCGGCGTCATAGCCCCGTTCGGCGATGGCCTGGCTGCGGGATTTGAGGCCAGCTTCGATCTGGGCGATTTCTGCATTGGCGTCTTTGAGCGGATCGACCCAGTCCCATTTCGTGGGCAGCCAGTCGGCGGCCATCATGCGCGGGCGGTCTGCCTCGAAGCCGGGCAGGGTGAGCGCGCCTGACATGACAGCCATATCCAGCCAGCGCGCATAAACCGGACGGCAGAGTTGATATACCATTACCGAATGCTGCCAGGCGGAGACGCGGCGGCGGAACTCAATCAGCGCGAGGCGTGAGTTCGAGAAGTTCCCCTTCACCATGTCATTGGCGAGGTAGGGGTAGGGGATCCCGAGTGCTGCCGAGATTTGCAGCAGGGTCCGATATTGGAACGGTTCATATGTCGCCCCACTATCAGCCGGTTGGCCCACGGTGACATCCTCGCCCGGATCCAGCCGGACAATCTGGCCCGGGCTGATCTCCACACCCGCGGGCATCTCCTCGTCGTCCAAGGGCGCTAGCGGGTTCTCTGGCGCAGGGGAGGTGACGAACATCGCGTACATCGCGGCGACCTTTTTGCGGTCGAGTTCAGCATCGTCATACTGGTCGAGGAGAAAGAGCTTCACGATGGCCGGGGCCAGTTTTGACACCCCGCGTAACTGCCCACCTTCGACTGGGTCAATCACATGAATGATCTCTGAAGCTGGCACCCTCACGATCTCACCTGATAGGCCCGGATCGGTGCTGTCGCCCGGATGCCGGCGCAGGAAGTGATAGGCGACGCGCCGTCCGATCCTGTCGAACTCGATGCCCTGCCGGATCGTGTTGCCATTTCGCGCCACACCGGTTTCATGCAGGGGCAGCATTTCGGAGGGCAGCATCTGCAGCTGGAGGGGGACCGTCAGCCTGTCCTCGACCCGCCGCGGCCGGATCCGGACAAAGACCTCTCCCGCCAGGAACACCTCGCGTGCGGCTCGACGCTGCAGCCCATAGAAATCCGTGAGCCCCTCGGCATCGGCCTCGTCGGTCCAGGCGAGCCAAAGGCGTTGCAGCTCTTCCTTCTGCGCGGCATCCGCGAGTTTCGAGATCGGCTTGATCCCGTCGCCGACAGTATTTGCCGCCCAGCTTTCAACGGCATTCACCGCATAGCCATTGTTGCGCACCAGCCAGCGGGCACGAGCGGTGATATCGGGGCCTGAGGCTGCAATCAGTGCATTTACGTGGGCCCGCGTGGCCTGGAACCCGCGCAGGCGTCGGTGATGCTGTCCGGCATCGAACCCACCGATGAATGCGCCCAAACGCTGTCGCCAGTTCATCACAGGTCCTTCACGGCATAGGGATGCATGATGCGCCCGGTGCCGCGTTCCAGCTTGGCGATGCGCCGTTCGATATCTCCGATCGCAGCGGCGAGTTCGGCATCTGAGCCATAGGTCACGGTCTTGCCGTCATAGCTGACCGACCGCGTGCCGCTGTAGCGTGCGGCTAGCAGCGCGCTGTGGCGGGATCTGAGGTCATCGAGGGTCATCGGTTATTCCATGTATTTGGGCGTGCTGATCTTCCAGCCGCGCCGCCGGTGGCCGCTGATGCGCCCCGCTTGAGGTTCGGTCGTTTTCTCGGTCTCTACGGTTTGCGTGATGGCCGCCGTTTCCACGCCTGCCTGCTTCTCCAGCTGCCGCCACATGCGCTCATCAAAGCGATCGGCCCCGAGGATCCATGCGGCAGCCCGAGCATAAACGCGGGTATCCAGCGCTTCATTCCGCTCGCGCAGCTTTTGCCATTCTTGGCGGGCAAAGCCGCGCTTGTTGCGGATCGTGACCAGTTGCTCGGCAACCAGCTGCTTGAGCCATTCGCTGTCGGCCCAGTCGGGCAGGTGGATCATGCCTGCAGGATCAGCCACCCCAACTGCACGGTCTTCAATGCTGGGCCGCTCCAATCGCAGGTACCGATAGGTCTCGGCCTTGAAGGTGGCTGTGGCCACGGTCCAGAGCCGCGCGCCGCGCTTGAGTTTGCGTCCATTCACTGTGGCATCCACAAAGGTTGGCCCCGAGACTGGCGTGGCCCGATTGAACCCCTCTAGGCCCTTCACAGGTGCGACCTGCGCAATGCCCTGCTTGCGCGCCCAGGCATAGACGGCCGCGGACTCGTAACCGGTATCAATGGCAAGCTTCGCCAGCGTCATGATTGCGCCGTGCTCATGCGTCCATGTCTGACCAAGCAGGGCCGTCAGTGCGTCCCAGCAGGCTGGATCATCAGGTCCACCCGGGATGACAATGTGATCGACAAGCCAGCTTTCCAGCCCGCGGCCCCAAGCCCAGACGTCCACTTCGATCCGGTCCTTCTGCACATCGGCCCCTGCGGTCAGGAACAACCCGCCCATTGGGACCTGCGCCGCAAAGGCCTCACGCTGATCCGCAAGGCGCTGCCATTCCGGCGCCTCACCGCTCTCTACCCAGGTCTCGCCCAGCAGCGTATTGCGCGCGGCCCGCAGCATCTCATCCGAGCCTTGGGCCGCCAACCAGTCCCGTGCGATCTGCTCCCAGCTTTTCCAGCCGATCGGCGAATAAAGTGCCGAGAGGTGGAACCCAATCGCGTTCGGATCGGCGCCGACCGCCGTTGCCCGCCACTCACCATGCTCAAGCATCTGCGTCTTGTGGTGCTCAGCGATCGGCTTCTAACAGGCCTCGCAATGATACGCTGCCGTTTCAGGCTGCCCCTTTGCCCAGCGCAGCCGCTCGAACTGCAGCCATTGCATCGCTCCACAATGGGGACAGGTGACAAAATAGCGGCGCTGGTCGCTTGCCTCGAACTCCCGCTCGATCCTGCTCAGCCCGCGGATCGTTGGGGTCGAGACCATAAACACTTTGCGCCTGTGCGCGAATGTCGTGGTCCGCGCTTCCGCCAGCGTGACCGGATCGCCTTCCTCGTCTGCCGAGGCCGGGTAGGCATCAACCTCATCCAGAAACACATAGCGTGCTGGCATCGAGCGCAGGCCGGTTGCCGAGTTCGCCCCGGTGAGCACAAGAATGCCGCCCGGAAACTCCTTTGACAGCATCGAATTGCCCGCATCGCGTGACCGGGCAGGCTGCACCCGTTCTTTCAGGGCGGGGCTATCCTCAATCAGCGGATCAATCCGCCCACGCGAGGTGCGCTTCGCCATCTCGACTGTCGGCAGGACCGCCAGCATCGGGCCTGGCGCGTGATGGATGACGAAACCGATCCAGTTGTTACCGGCCTCCGTCGCCCCGACCTGCGCCGCTTTCATGAAGCTGATCCGTTGGGCTGGGTGGCTAGGCGAGAGCGCATCCATGATTGCGCGCAGATACGGCGTCCGCGATGTCCGGTACTGTCCGGGTTCGGCGCTCGCGCGCGATGACAGCTTGCGATGCGCATCCGCCCATTGCGACACCGTCAGGTCCGGATCGGGCCGTATGCCACGGCGCCAGACACGCAGGATGTCCTCGGCGCCGTCAAAGCCGAGATCAAGACCCTCGGTCAGCTCGCCATCGTTCAGGCTCTGATCAGTATTCCCATCACTTCCTTCATTCAAGCGAGACGCGGAGGTCTGCCAGGGCGTTGAGCTGCTCTCGGACATGGGTTTCCAGCACCCTTTGCAGGATCGCAGTCTCGATTGTCACGGGCACCCCCGATACCTTCTCCATCTCTGCGGATAGTTGCGCGGCCATCAGAGCGGATACGCGGGTGGGCCAAGTGACCCAAGTATCGCGCTCCTGGCGCGCAAGACGAAACACCAGTGTTTCCGCCCGTGCGCGGTCCACCAGCACGCCTTTCTTGCGCTGGATCGACAGTTGGCGCTCTTGCGCCTGGTAGACCGTCAGCGCTGTGCGCGCCTTCAGATAGGACGTGCTGTCGCCGGGACCGGATGCGGCACCTTCGCCAACGCTGCCCCGCGAGCGCATCTGCTGGTCCGGATCGGTCATCGCGCCCCGACGCACATCCGAGGCCGCCGCATTGATCGACCCATCTTCAAACAGCACCAAGCGGCCGTTCTTGCGGGCCTTCTGCACGGCGCCGCGCGACAGACCGGCGTGCTCTGCATAGGCGCGTTCTGACAGTCCTTCCATGGCGATTGGTTTGCCCTCAACGCGTTGTAAATAAACAGGAATAAAGATCTAATTGAGTTGATTACACTTTGCGATAGAGCGATTCTGGCCTCACGCAAACACGCTTGACCGGAGACAAAACCATGACCCTTGCAGAACGCTTCAACGCTGAGACCCGCCGCATCCTGCCGCACATGGCAGACAGCCTGGCAGTCGATCCCAGCATCACCAGCGCTGGCGAGATCGACGACATCGTGTTTCGCCGCAGCGAATACCTCGGCGGGATGGCGATCGCCATTCTCGCCATGATCGACCAGCAAAATTGAGAGGCCTGACCATGATCGCCACCACAACCATTCGCATCGACCACGTCGCACTGCCGGATCATTTCGACCGCAGCCGCCCTGACGCCATCGCCGTGGCCATCGAGACAGCGCTGCGTGAGGACGGGATCACCGCCGAGGCTTCGGACGTGATCAGCCACATCAAGATCGAACTGCCGACCAGCCAGCTTGCTGCTGCCTGCGCAGTGTTGGCCGAGCTGAAGCTGATTTGACGGAGGACAAACCATGAGCACCCGCGCACAAATCGCTATCCAGACCGGGCCCAACGTATGGGCGCACGTGTACTGCCATTTCGACGGCTACCCCTCCCACATGCTGCCAGCGTTGGCCTGCTGGACCACCGAGGATATTCTTGCCGCCCGCGAAATCCGCCACGTCAGCACCGACGCGCTCGATTGCTACGCTCCGCCCCGCGTGCCGGTGATCTATCCCGAACCGCGCTGCGACTTCTGCCACACTTATGTGTTTGCACAAGGTCGCTGGGTTGAGTGGAGGGCTGGCCGATGACGACTCCAGCTATTCTGCCCAGCCGCAACGAGGATTACGGCTTCTTCCGCGCCATGACCGTTTGCCCACTGCGCGACCGCCGCAGCGCCGAGGTCTGGACGCTGGCCTCAAGCATGATCGCCAAGGCCATCCGCGCGGAAAGCGAGGACGAAATGATCGGCATTCGCGACTTTCTTGATAGCCGGATGGGCCGCCACTTTGCCGATGACGTCGTAGGCAACATGACGGGCTGCAATATCGACATCGAAACCGCCATCAGCTCCGCGATCCGCCGCTGGCAGGACTGGCGCATCAGCCGCCAGTCCGAGCGTGAGGAGGGGATCCCCGCAGGGCTGCCCTACCTGACCGGCTGGGTTCAGCACTTCGCCGTCACCGCTGCGACAGAAGATGCAGACTGAACACAACACCAAATTCGCCCAATTAAGACAGGAGGCCCAGATGCCCAAACTCAGCGAAACCCAAAGCCTCATACTAACACGCGCCGCGAACCGCCCTGACAATCTGGCGCTGCCCTTGCCTGAGGGGCTGCACGGCGCTGCAGCCAAGATGTCCGTGTCCAACATGATCGCGCGGGGCTGGCTCGAAGAAGTTGATGCCGACATGCGCAAGGGCGAGCCGCTCTGGCGTGAAACCGGCGACGGCCACGGCACCACGTTGGTGGTGACCGACGCAGGGATGCTGGCGGTCGGGATCGAGCCAGTGGTCGTCAAAACAATGGCAGCGGTCCGCAGCCGTGTAGCTGAAAAGGCAAGTTCCAAGGCTCCGACACTGACACCGACGCCGCGAAGCGGCACCAAACAGGCAGACGTCATCGCGCTATTGGAACGCCCTGAAGGGGCAAGCATCGCCGAGATTGTCGAAATGACCGGTTGGTTGCCACACACAACACGTGGCGTCATCTCGGGTGCTCTTAAAAATAAGCTTAATCTGCCGGTCGCTTCAGAAAAGATACAGGGCCGCGGCACGGTCTACACGCTTCCCAGCCGGTGATCTGCACCGTTATCGCAGCCGATCAAACAAACGCCTCAGGGTATAGCTGCGGATCAGTGAGACCCCGACAAAGACGGCGCCAATCGCAAGGTTGTCACTGAAGCTGACTTGCAGCCCTAACCATGGGAACGCGACGATCTGGGTGATTACAGCCAGTGCGTATCCCAAAACGACATTGGTGGCTGCCTCGATCAAGGATAGACGCCGCGACTGGCTCATGCCGCCAACCGCTTTGCCTTCAGGGCGCTGAATGGTTCGCCGGTTTCCACCAAGACAGCATCAAGCCCCGTGAATTGTTGCCAGCGCTCGATGGCCACATCAACATAGGCGGCGTTCAACTCCACCCCATAGCACACGCGCCCGGTGGTCTCCGCCGCGATCAGCGTCGTGCCGGATCCCATGAAGGGCTCGTAGATGGCCTGACCGGGGCTGGAGTTGTTCAGGATCGGCCGACGCATGCATTCAACCGGCTTTTGCGTGCCGTGGACAGTCTCGGCGTCTTGGTCTTTGTTTGCGATCTGCCACAGTGTTGTCTGTTTGCGGTCGCCAGCCCAATGGCCCTTGCCCTTGGCGCGCACCGCATACCAGCAGGGCTCATGCTGCCAGTGGTAATCACCGCGGCTCAGTACCAACCGGTCCTTGGCCCAGATAATCTGCGAGCGGATATTGAAACCTGTCACCGTGAGGCTTTCGGCCACGGTCGCGGCATGCAGCGCACCATGCCAGACATATGCAACGTCGCCTGGAAAGAGTGACCACGCCTCGCGCCAGTCAGCGCGATCATCGTTCAGCACCTTGCCGGTGCGTTTGGTCGCCGCGGCACCTGCTTTATTGCGCCACCCGGGATCGTATTCCACACCGTAAGGCGGATCGGTCACCATCAGCTGTGGCTTCACTTCGCCAAGAAGCCGTCCGACCACATCGGCAGAGGTGCTGTCGCCACAGATCAGACGGTGCGGCCCGAGCTGCCACAGATCACCTGCTACAGACACCGGCGTCACTGGTGGCTCAGGAATATCATCCTCGCCCTCGATAGCACCCTCGCTGCCCAGCGCATCCGGGTCCTGAAGCAGGGCGTCCAGATCCTCATCGCAAAACCCCAGCAGATCGAGGTCGAAATCTTCAGCCAGCAACCCCGTGATCTCGTCGCGCAGGATGGCGTCATCCCATTCGCCAAGCTCTGTCAGCTTGTTGTCGGCGATGCGGTACGCCCGGCGTTCCGCTTCATCGAGATGACCTAAGCGAATAACCGGGGCTTCAGCCAAACCCAGTATGCCTGCGGCCAGAACCCGACCATGCCCTGCGATCAGCTCACCGTCATCAGCAACCAGACATGGCACGGTCCAGCCAAACTTGGCCATGCTAGCCGCGATCTTTGTCACCTGCGCCTCACCATGGATCTTTGCGTTCTTGGCATAAGGGCGCAGACGGTCAATCGGCCAGACCTCAATCTGGCGCGGCGCAAAAACAAGGTCCATCGGGCAGGGGGCTCACACGGCACGGGCAACGCGCAGGCAAATACCCCAAGGGGTTCATCCGGCGTCGCAATGTCAGGAAAAGAAAAGCGCCCGTGAGGGGTATCCTCCGGGCGCAACTCCTCGATGGTGTAGGTATGAGTCAAGGGGGGCAGCTTTGTCAAACTCTTTTTGCGTGTTGAATCAACGTGTTCTGCTGCATCCAGAAAGCACCACCGTCAGGGTGGCTTCCCGAGCTGGCGAAACTGGCTGGATTTTGGCTTGGGTGGATTCTTGACTAAAATACTCAAATCCACCTATCGGCCAACGGTTGCGCGCGGCAACGCTTTGATAATGAGGCACTTTTTGAGGAATGATGGTCATCAGCTGTTGCACGATCTGTTACCCGGGATATCGTTCGGAAGTCGAGCTATTCTTTAGATTTTTTGCTAAGCCCCACGGCAATGACGATAAACTGTTCAGCCAAACCAATAGGACCCACCTTAATGTTGCGTACATTCCTCGCGAGCGCCGCCATCGTTTGCACGTCGGTCGCTCCCGCGCACGCCATGCAAATCTTTGTAAATTTAACGACAGGTAAGACCATCACGCTCGATGTTGAGCCGTCGGATTCAATCGAGAATGTAAAACAAAAAATACAGGACAGAGAAGGCGTTCCTCCGGATCAGCAGCGTTTGATCTTTGCAGGCAAACAGCTGGAAGACGCAAGAACGCTGTCCGACTACAATATCCAGAAGGAAAGCACCCTTCATCTGCTCCTGCACGAGGCAGCAGGCACCAGTGGTATTACCGATATAAATGCTGTGACCCAGCTGATGTCCGTTACCGATGCCGTTAGGGCACGGGTCCGTCTGCATCTTGGTGTTCCTACTTCTGCCAGCTCTGTAACGGGTTTCAGGACAGGCGCTATGCAGGATTGGAACATTTGGGCGAGCTCCTCCGCGCTGCAGCTGTCTGGGAGTGACGACGGCGATGGCGGCAACCTAATCTTTGGCGCAGATACCGGCGTTGGCAGTGATGCGATGGCCGGTTTTTATCTGGCATACGACTGGTCAAAGTTGGTGGAAAACGAACAAGACAGCGCTGCACACGCCCCGGCAGTCGGGGTCTACGTGGGTATTGACCTTGCAGAACGCTTTGTTTTGGACGCTCACTTTGGGTATGCTCGGCCTGAGTATACAGTCAGTGGCACCGACTTCCACAGTCACCGTGTGATGGGATCGGTTGGCCTGACCGGCTCTTGGGAAACAGGCGCGATTATATTGTCCCCCAGTACATACTACACGACTCTCTTGATTTTGGTTGGAATTAGCAACCAAGGAGAGACTGCAGCAATTGGGTCTGATTTGAGCAGTTTTCGGATCTGATCGAAGCCAA